TCAAGTCCTTTCGTCATGCGCATCTCCTCCCGGCGGGTGTATCGATTTATTCTGAATTTGCCCGGCGGCCGCCGCCACCAGAAACGCGTTCGCGAACGCGAGGAAATACGTGCGCCAATCCGCCTCCGTGCCGATGGCGAACTGCGCGGCGAGCAGCACGACCCACGCCACCGCCACCGCGTACACGTCCGTCGGGACGCGCCATTTGCGCAGGACGCGGTCGACGAGGATTTTCGTATACTGCACGATGTAGAAGGTCAGCAAAGAGGCCCCGCCGATCGTCAGCAGGGCCGTCCAGGTGAACAGTTGGGTGTCTTGCACGGGCTCAGCCCTCCTTCAAATTGAACAGCATCGCCATGACCCCGACGATAACGCTGCCGATAATGGTCGTGGCCGCCCAATACACGATCTTCTCCAGCCGGTCCAGCCGCTTGTGCGCCGCCGCCGTCGATTGGAGCGCTTCCTGCGCCATGTCCCGGACGCTCGACATCATGTCCAGCTTCGTCTCGACTCGGGTGAGGCGCTGAAGGATTTCCTTCTGAATGTCGCTATCTCCCATGGCCGATGCCCTCCTTTCCTGTGGGCAGTTTTGGGTGATGCCGATGTTATTTCCCTTCGCTTGATAGCAGATTGGCTAAGGCTAGTTCCATTTCGTAAACTCTTATTCGTTCATTTTTCACTACTTGTGGGTGAATTGTAGGATGATGATTCTAAAGTTGTCTTCTAAAATAACATTTTCATTCTCTATCCAATTGCCATCCAACGCATACTTTGGGCCTCACCGCTTGTATTCCCCGATATACCGGAAATTGTAAATCCGTTTGGTTGGATCACGTACTGCGGAGTTCCGCTAATATTTGTTCCAAAACCTTTGTTTGTGGTGTATCCCCAAACTGCCCCATCAGAAAAAATGTAAACGATCGTATCCCACTGATACCAAACAGCTGATATGATAAAACTTGGTTGGAAACCCAATCCAGTAACCACCATGGAACTATCAATTAAACTCCCTGTTCCCTTCGCATGATGATGCCCTTCAACTAAGGATCCCACAACGCCAAATATATTTACGCCGGACCGAATATTAGATGCAACGAGATCCGAGTCACCTATTATCGTACCACCACTGTAATACCCTGCGGCTAGATTTTGGCTACTAGTCCCAGGCACCCAAGTCGGCGCGCCGTTGTTCGGCATACTTCCCGAGAACCCTCCGCTCGAATTGCTAGCCGTATAACCAGTAAGAACTTGTGCTGCCCCAGCGTTACCGCTAGCCTGAACGACATTTCCGGTCACGCCGAAAATGTTGACGCCCGATCGGATATTTCCCGGGACAAGGTCGGCATCGCCGGCGATCGTCCCACCAGTCGTATAACCGGCTGGGATCGATTGATTCGTCGTACCCGGCATGATCGTTCCAAGCGCCCCATTATTGGGCATCGTCCCAGACTTTTTTGTACCGCCCTGATAAAACGTCTTACCAGTTAATACTTCCCCGGCCGTTGCAGTTGCGTCCTTAGAGATAGAGCTTATCTTCGAAGCCAACTGCGTAAAAGTGTCGCTGCCGCTTGCCGTTTGCCCCATGCCAGTAATTGCGGCAGCGACCGCATTTTTACCACTACTGGCTGATTGAAAAGCCGCATCTGCCGCTGCTTGTGCATTACTGGCAACCGTCATCGCCGCATCCACTTCGGCCTTGCGTGCAATATCATCCGCTGCCGTAGGAGCGGCAACTTTTGCACGACCAGCCGCATCGCGCATGATCAGGCGGCCAGCTATCGCATCCGACGTAGCCCCATGAACCTGAGTAGCATTACGGTGATCCGTCAGGTCCGACTGGGCGGCAGCGTTTTGCTCGATCAGATCCAGATTTTCGTTATAGGCTGCACGACTGAATGTCTCGTTGCCCAGCGGCTTCTTTAAGCCGAGTTTTGCCGTTACGTCTGGCATTTACACGTACACCTCCAATTGGTCCCATGTGAGGTTCAAATCGTCGAACTGATCCCAGGTCCATGCCATCGCATCAAGGTCCGACCATAAGAAGTACTTAAATTCAAATTGAAAATTCAAATGAGCCGGCAGCACGTTGCGCACGGCAGCATGTATATCGTTTAAGGTTGCCGGAATGCCGCTCGTATCAACAAAGCGGACGATGACATTGAAGTTATCGCAATCTTCGATCACATCAATCGTTCCATTATGGTAGGCCTCGGCCACTTCCTTTAACACACGAATCGTAGCAGTGCCAACTCCCCGCAACCGGGAAACGATTCGATCTTTTCTTTCGTTTTCCGGCTGATTGGGAGTCGGACTAAGGCCTAATTCTTGCTCCCATGCGTCTAGTCCCCAAGTCGATACCCGCACAAAAAATTGCTTTACTATACTATCCAGAGCTGCCCGAAGGTCATCTACTTCCTGCCCCTCCGTCTGGAGCAAAGATTGGAAAACTCTCGAAGTTTCATAATAGCGCGGCACATAGGAGGCCATCTTTTGCCCGCGGAAACTAGTTAGTTTTGGGGCATTCATTCTCAATCACCACCTTTATTGTGGCTGGAAAACAACAATAAATTTTATGGCCTCATCCCTTACGGTTTAGGAAGGCTTGGACTTCCCCCCGTTTATTTTCAGGGACATCCCAAATCGTTTTTAAGCCTTTGCGGATCAATATTGCATAAATCTCCACCATTCTTTTAAAACCACCTTTTCGTTCAGTTTGCTTTTTAGCGTAACGCTTTCCACTTCTGACTTAAGGTAGCAAACAGGGAGCCTTTCTCAGTAACAGGGGATCCCTGCCCGAAAGATTCATATAGTTCGGCTAAGGCCAACATTATGCTTTCGTTTTCCCGCTGAAGCTGGCTCAATTGATCAGCTAAAGATGGTGGGGGTTGAGAAGCTTGGCGGATGGCTTCGATTTCTTCCGGAGCCAGTCCTTCGGCCCATTCCCCTGAGGCAAGGTTGAAGCGCGGCTTATACAGCCCCGGCGGTAACGGGACGGCCACGCGGTAGCCGATGAGGACCGGCTCGGGTTCCGGCGTCTCCTCCGTCGGCGCGGGCGTTTCGTAGATTTCGGCGACGCCTTCCGTGTCGAACGGGACGAGCTCCGGTTCGATGAATTGGCCGTCGAGGCCGATTTTATATGCTTCTTTCACGGTCAGCCCTCCTTTACTGTTCCGCTCGGAACGGTGCTATGCTATCCAACACGAAATAATTGTTTGCGCCAACGAGGAAGGAAACATTCCCGTTTGATTCGATTACGACCCTAGCCAATATGTCGCTCGTTCCATTTCCAGATATTGTGACGAAACTGGTGTTCTTGGCTGGCCTATACCCGGCTGGGAGTTTAAAAATCGGCGTATTGTAAACGGTCGAACCGCTGGAAATGCTCCCTCGAATATGAACAAATCCAAATTCATCCTTCAGATAAGCGGCTTCCGTGTTCCCCGATCCGATATTCACCCATCCGTTTTGCAAGCCCGCCGCGATCCATTGCGGCTGCTGCTTCCCAGCCTTGACCGTTTGCAGCGCGGACACGTCCCGCCGGAGCCCGGTTATCGCCTCGACCGCGTCGTCAACCGTTTCCCGAATGTTCGCCGTCACGACTCCGGTTATCGAAGCCGGGGCGATGCCGAGCGTGTAGGTGTCCAGCGCGAAGTACGTTACGGAGTATGCGGCGTTCGGGTCGAAATTCGCATTGTCGGCATATGCCCTTACTCTCCCGTTCGCAACCGTAGTGTCCCTCGTCCATTTACCCGTGTCGTCGACACCGCCCTTGTAGAAGCGGTAAATCGTATTTGCCCGATACTTGAACAAAGATGACGGATAGTTCGTGTTGTTGACCTGATTGTTCGTTCCGGTAGCGTATGGCTTTGCCGCCTCCCGCACCACGACACCCGTCCCCATTTCGATCTGATTCGGGCCGTCATGCAGCAGCAGCTCGCCCTCGTAGTTGACCGTCTCGGCTACGGATTGTGCGAGTTGGTATTGCAGGCGGTATGACTCCCAATTTTTAATCCCGGTATTGTTGGGTGCTGGCCGGGTCGGCAAGGTTGTGGTAAATCCGGGATAGCTACCGTTGTGCCGGATATACTCGTACTGCGGCAACCAAGCTTTCGTCCCCGATCCGTTATAAACCGAGTCTACCCCGCCTTCAAGTTGGTACATCTTCCAGCCCATGAAATACGCCTTTATTTCTTCCGTCGATGGTGTAAAGTTGTCGCCCCAACCGGAATCACTGTTCGCTATGGTGATATTCACATTCGTATTTAACAGTAATTTATCGGCCCCTGTGCGATATTCCGTAGTATTCAGCGTATTTTTGAGCGGTGTGCCATCATATTTAATCGCAAAACCTGAATTAATTACTGCGTTTGAAGCTTGGAAGTAAACGCCTTTATAACCAGTTCCCGACGATGCATGGTCATACAACCATTGGATAAATCCGTCCAGCACCGTTTCCCGGAAACGGCGCGTAATCGTCTTCCCTTCCAGCACGTCCGCGACGCTACCGTCAACGTTCGAGCGGAGCTGGCAATCGGGCACGAACAAGTAGGACGGATTTTGCGGTTCGAACGGTAGCGCGGTCGAGCCGATATTGAGAATGGGATTCTCGACTTTAAATGTCCCAGAATTGCTCTGCGAGTATCGAATGAATGAAGTCGAAGCTTCTCTCGCGGTGAATGTTACTGTTCGTACAGTATCGGTCACGCTGGCAAGTATTCCCTGCGAATCAACAATCTGCATAAACGACCCGCTCGTAACAGTGGCAGAAAGCGCGTAGGACTGCCCGACAACAAATTGAATTTTCGGTGAATCGAAGAAGCTGGAACTATTGGTCGGCGCAACTAACTGCACTTCGTAAGAGCCAAGTACATTAAAGTTCCCATCCCCACCAGTCTTACCCCACTCCGAAAACGGCGGCAGCAGGTTCCGCCCCGGGTTCATCGCATAGACCGCGTTGACCGATTTCATGTCGTCAACGTAAGGATACTTGATGGCGATCTGTGCGGAAGTCATCGAGTCAAGAGCGGCATACTCTGCAGCGCTGATTTCGAATAAGCGAATACCGTCAAAGTATCCGTATGTGCCATTCATACCAATAACGCTTAGATCAAGGTTTAAATGGACATCGGAAATCGGAGCAACCTTGCACCAAAGAATATTGAATTTCGTCGTATCCGAAAGAAGCATAGAAGAGACTCCACCGCTTCCCGATAGGGAAATTAGTACATGCGAGGCGTTCCCGTTCTTCGCTTCGCCAACTAATACATAATATTTCCCGGCTCTAAAACTCACATTTGACTTATATGTTGACCCGGATGATCCACTTGAAACCGCTACTTTAAATCCGTGGTTCCCATAGACTTTATTGTTCGCGTCAAGAGTGTGCGTAGCCTGGAAGCTACCCCACTTCGTTTGATCCTCACAATTCCCATCCCGCCCCAACAAATTCACCAGCGTTCGCCCCGTGACGCGCAAATCCTTCAACCGCGATGTCCGGTTGGCGTTGATGATGCTTACCCCTTGCGGGATGGTGACGGGGATATCCGCCGCCTCGACAAGCTCCCCGCCCAGCCTCTCGTCGATGATGTCATAAGGCTCGTTGATCGCTTTCGTAAGATCAAACGTCTTGCTCCCGTCCGCAGCCGGGTCGTACTTGTGCAAGCCCAGATTCGGAGTCGTGCTCGACATGCGAAGTCTCCTTCCTTATACCGGAACGATCGGAGCGAAGTCCGTCAGCTTCCTGGTCTGTAACGTGTCGATGGTCATCGTATCGTGCAGCTGGTTGACCAGCAAATATTTATAAGCGTACTCGACCTGCAGATGGGCCGGTAGAACGGCCCGAACGGCCGCTTTCAGGTCATGGATGTTGGGCGGGGCGCCGAGGGTGTCGATGAAACGGACAACGACCGTGTAGGCCGGGGCGTCCTCCATCACCTCGACATCCCCGTAGTCGTAGCTCTCCGCCACGTCGCGGACGACGCGGATCGTCGCCGTCCCTACGCCGCGAAGCCGGGAGACGATCTTGTCCCGCCGCTCCCCTACCGGTTGATCCGGCGCGGGCGGGAGGCCGAGTTCGTCCTCCCAGACGTCCAAGCCCCACGTCGACGTGCGCACAAAACACTGATTTAACGTATCGGCCAACGTTTCCCGGACGAGATCGAATTCCTCCCCTTCGGTTTGGAGAACCGAACGGATGATGCGGGATGTCTCGTAATATCTCGGCAAATACCCCGCCATGCGCTGCCCGTGCGGGCTGGTGATGGGCGTCGTCAAGCGAGCGTCACCGCCCCCAAGACGGCAACCTCCTGGACGCCAACCGTCACATTCCCGGGGCCGCCGTTGACCTGGAGATTCGCGTAATCCTGCACGCCCGTCGTATCGAGTACCGCCTGCGCGATGCGCGCGTACCGCACATCGTTGTCCTCGGCGAAAGCAAGCGAGCGCAAGTATGTCTCGATGTTTTGGCGGACGGCCGCCTCCACGCTCTCTTGGTTGTAACCCTCCACGAACGTAAGCGTCGCCGAAACGTTGATCAGTACCGGGCTGGCCGATTCGACCACGACCTTGGCTCCGATAGGCGCCTTCCCTTCCCCGGTTGCTTTCGAAAACGTGGATCGCAGCTCGCACCCGTCCACCCAGACGACGGTCGTCGTATCCGTCTGCAGGCGATCGACCCGCAGCTCGATCGGGTCCTGTCCGTTCCAGTAAAACTCCTGAATCGTTACCGCAAAATCCGGCGTCATATCCGCAGCGCGCAGCGTGCGAACCGCGTCGGTCGTGCCGCTCGGCCGCGTCTTCAGCCAGCTCTCCGCAGCCGCGTTCCATACGCCGATCTGCAGAAGCGGGCTTGTCCCGGTCATACCGCCCGCCTTGCAAGCAAGCCGAACTTGCCACACGCCGGGCTGAGGAAGCATGGCATGAAGCGGCTGGCTGATCCGTCCCGCTCCGGCGGAGCTGTAGGCCAGCTTTACGCTGTCGCCTTCGTCGTCGGGCAGGCTTTTATCGACCGATACGCCGGAGCCGCTAAGCGTCATCGACTCGGCTGCCAGCTTGATCCGATGAGGAGGAGCGATGTAGCTTTGCACCGCATCGATCAGATCGGCGTCCGCCGGCTGCTTGCCGTTATTAATAACGGCCACGCTCACCGTCCCCGGTCCGTCCCGTACCGGAACGACCGATACGCCGCCGACGCCGGGCACCTCGAGCGCCCAGTTCACGTAGTCCGCTTTGTTGCCGCCTGCGGACGGGCTGCGCACTTTCTGGAAATACCGGGCCAGCAAGGAGGCGTCATCCTCCACGTTCAACCCGCCGGCCGTCGGCGCGACATTCGTAACCGCCGTGACGTTCGGCACCGGAGTGACGACGAGCGAGATCGCCCCGGACGATACGTTGCCGGCCGCGCCGGCCTGCAACGCCTCCACGTCTGCGACCGCGGTACCGTCGCCCCCGATCGCGACCGCTTCCGTCGTCGCAAACTCGACCGACGACGTCCCCGTCACCCGGTCGGCTGGTGTCGCGACCCGCGTCCCCGCCGGAACGACGGTGCCGGCCGCTCCCGTCAGCTTCACCTGCCCTTTCGCCTTGACGGCGGGGCGCCGCGTCAAGCCGTGCTCCTCGCAGCGGAGATCGAGATACGGCCCGAACGTCGTGCTGGCGAAGCCGCGCCGCAGCGTCTCCTGCGCCCAAATCGCCGCCTGCGTCAGCTCGATCGCCGCCGGAGACAACGCATCCCATATAAAAGAACCCTCCGACTTGTCGAGATCGGAGGGCAACCGGTCCAGCATCCGCTGGCGGATCGCTTCTTCGGTTTGTTCCTGCAAATAATTCGGCAATGTCGCCATCAGTACGTCACCACGCTTCCTTCCATTCTCGCTTTTTGCCCCCGCACGTTAGTAACCTCGCATTGGAAATAACAGCGCTCGCCCTCCCAGGTGAACGAGAAGCCGTCGACCCGGCTCGTCCGGGGATCGGTTTTGAGCGTCTCGGTCGCGATGCGGGCGATTTCCAGCTCATTCGCTTGGCGCGTCAGGTTGCGGGGAATCAGCTCGTCGAATTCGTGACCGTATTGGCGCGAATAGGCGAGGTACGTGTAGCGCTCGGTGCACAGCGCTTTTTTGCACCATTCCAGCCATGCGTCCGCGTCGGTGCAAGTCGCGACCGTACCGGTCGGGGTCAGGACGAAGTCGCCGGCCTCGTAGTCGAACCGCCAGCTTCGTCCGAATTTCACCTGGCCGCCGCCCGACGATTCGTTCGCTGTGCCGGGGGTAGGGTTCGGGCTGCCGCCCGTGATCGGAAACAAATTCGGCATCGTTACCGCACCACCTTACAAAGGACGACCGCTTCCGAGCCGCCGGCCACGGGGACGGCCAGCACCCGATCGCCAGGCTTCAGCCCGTCTTTGAACAGAAGCCCGACCCCTTCGATCTCGGTTTCCGCGAATGCGAACGTGCCGGTTCCGGACACGTTTCCACCTCCGCCGTCCTTCAAGCCCGTTACCGTTCCGGTCATCTCGAAAGCGGGCACCTTCAGCTTCGTCTCCCAATCGGCCACGAGGTAATCCTTGATTTCGTGCTTGAACGAGTCGAGCTTCAAACCGCCCGCGGTCATCGTGGCTAATTCGGCGGGCACGCCCGTCACGGCGGTAGAGGCATGTCCCGCCATGCGGCTTTCGAATACGGAAGCCAGCTTTTTATACGGGTCCATCCAAGTAGTACCTCCTTTTGACATAATCGAACGTGGCGAGCTCGAGCGTCATTTTGCCGGGACGGCCGAGCTCGTGGCGGACGGAGGTCGCGATCAGATCCATGCCGCTGCCGATGAGCGCCACCCGATCGCCGGCCCGAATCGTGTTGACGTCGAGCGCGGTGACCGTAAGCGTCTCCTGAATGCCGGACAGCATCCCTTTGGCGGCTTGGACCGCGCCGCTCACCGTCGTGATGCTGCTGTCCATGTGCACCTTCTGGAGCGTGCCGTACAGATCGGTATCTTTGGATTCCACAGCCAAAATTTCCGTCGCGCTCTCGGGGTTCTCCTCCTTGCCGAGCACCTTCACCCGAGTGACGGCGCCTTCCAGCGTCCGCCGCTGCGTGATGGAGTCGATGTTGCCGTCCGGTTCGAGCGCCCATACCGTCTCGTTGCTCCCGATCGGAAAAAGCTCCAGCCCGTTCGGCGTCATCCGGGGCCGGTACGGCCAGCCTCCGGCGCGCGCCGTCTCCTTCAGGTCGGACATCAGCATCGAGTAGATCGGTTGGGCGCGGTACACTTTTTTGCTGAGCGTGTAGACGGTATCGGGAATTTGATGGAGCGGGATTCCCCAGTCGCTCGCGTATTTGGCCAAGCGCTGCGATGCGGTTTGGCCGGCGGGGAACAAATACTCGTCCTCGGACTTGGACAAATAAATCGTTCGGTCGTACAGCGTCGCCGTAAGCCGGTTCGCGCCGCGGTAGCTGTTCTCGCATTCCCACACGACCCCCGGGTGCAGCAAATACACCATGGCGCTGCCGCGATGGGGGATGCCGGAAACGCGTATTTCCTGACCCGGCCGGATGCCGGGAAAATCCTCCGTCACCATCAGGTTGACCGTCGCCCGGTAGGCGATCTCGTCGAGCGACTCCTCCAGCGTAATGCTTTCGACCAGGTCGCCCAGCAAGTACCGATTGTCCAGAACGACTTCGTACACGCGTTCTTGGGCGTCCGTCATGTCGGCATCACCAGCTCTTGTCCGGGCCGGATCAGATCGGGGTCCGGCCCGATCACGCCCGTATTCAGATCGTAAATCTCCCGCCAGCGGGCGCCGTTGCCGAGGTTCAGCTTCGCGATCGCCCAGAGCGAGTCGCCGGGTTGAACCGCGTACGTTTTCGGGACGGGCTTCAAGTCCGGTCGGGGCTCCCCGGCCGCTCCGCCTCCGCCGCCGACTTCGTCCAACGTCCGGATCCGGTAGTCCCTCCACGTGCGGAACGTCAGGTCGAAATAGACGTCACCCGGCTCGTTCGCCTTGAAGGCGCTGTTATGCGATGAAATGATGACGAGCACGTTGACCTGCGTCGGCGGAATCATGAGGCGCAGCGGCAGCCTCTCCGACATCCACGTGTTGATCTGGTTCATCGTCAGCTGAGGATCGGGAATGTCGTTATAGCGGCAGTAGCTGGGATCGGACTCGGCGGGGAAAAACGAAGAGAACGAAATCTCTTTGATTTTCTCCGATTGGGGCAAGTCGACCTCGCCCAGATTGATGATTGGGAACGTCTCGAAGCTCCGATCCCGCTTGATATTGATTTCCGTCGGATTGACCGGGAACCACAGCTTGGTCCCCGCCGCATCCTCCAGCGTAATATCGATCTGTGTCAATAAATGCGAAAACGATTTGATCATGGCGTCACCTGGTTTTCCATCGTGGCTTTCATTTTCGTTACGATTTCCCAACCGATCTTCGTCGCCAACGCCTCTTCGTCGATTTCTTCCTTGGGCATTACGATTTGAACGCCTTCGACGCTGATGTTGTAGGCGGTTTCGGCTTGAGCGGCTTGAGGGACGGAGGTACTCATGCTATACCCTGTATTGCTAAGGATTGCCGACTCCCTTCCATCCGCCCTATACAATTCTAGGTTCATGGAAGTAGTCTGGGTAATGCTTGAAGCGTTGGAGGTATTCTCGGCGGGGGCTTTTTCCTTAGAAGTTTCCTCTTCGGTCTTTTTCCCCGAAAACATGTTATAAACCTTTTTTCCCAAAAAGGTACCCGCCATGTTTCCAAGAGTTCCTCCAATAGCAGTACCAAAGCCGGGCAAAATGAAACTGCCTATAGCCGCACCGATTGCTGCTCCACCTGCACCCGCTACTGCGCCGACCGTTGCTTCTTTTTTATCTTTCGCGGTAACTACATCGATGACGTTTGTTGCCACTCCGAGAACGCCGCCTACCTTTAGCAGGGATGTTCCTTTACCTTTAAAAAAAGAAGGGATCTTCTCTAAAAATCCCTTTGCCTTTTCTGTTCCTTTTGGTAACAACTTATTGTTTGGCGGCATATCCATTTTTTCAGACAATGCTGAAGGGCTAGCAGTGGTTTGACTTTCCGGAAATACCCTCGAAGATGTCTGTTCGACCGCCGGGGATATAGATCGCAAGACCCTTCCGTGCTGGTCGACTATCTCTTTTGATTTAGACATTGTGCTGGTAGTCTTCGCTGATTTCGAAGGATCTCCGGGTTGCTCAGGACTTGGCTCGCTCGGTTTACTTCCGCCCCGCCTTTGCTTGATTTCTTTCCCCACATCCCCGACGTCCTTAGCAAAAGAAAACAAACTCGCGAAGCCGGCTATTGGTTCCCAAAGTGAGTCGAACATCTTTGACAGTAAGCCTTTGTTATCAACCTGGTTCTTCTCGGCGGCAGACGAATTTGTTTTTTCACTTGATGCTTCCCCTGCCTTTGGAATCGAAACAGTTATGGATGAGCTTACGTTCAAAGTTTCTGCAACAAATCGGATCGAGCCCAACACTTTCGATACTCTGGTTGCATATTGTTCCATGCGGTATAGAGCAACGGTAAGTTTGTCCACTTGCTCAATTAGACGCTTGTGGGACTGAACTATTTTATCACTTACCTTGAGTATCGAAGCTATATCAGACATTCTCTCACCGCCTTCCTTGCCTTATTTGCGCTTGGCGCTTTGCCTCTGCTTCAAGCTCCAGCTCCATACTCGCTAGGAGAAACAGCTGCTCGCCGCGCGGCAGCTGCCAGAACGCTCCGGGGCGCAAATGATGCCTCACCCAAATGGCATGAAGCATACCGGCAAGCCCCCCGGAGTCGATCAGTTTTTTACTTCGTCAAGCGTCGTATTGAAGCCGCTCAAATCGAGCACTTCGTCGCCCAGGGCGGACAGCTCGCCGGCGAGCAGAATTCGCTTGATCACTTCCTCGCCGCCGCTCGCCTCGTATTTCGCCAGCAGCCGGGAGTCTCCCCAATTGGGGGAGACGGTGGCCGCGGCGATGAGGGCGACGTTGAACTGCTCTTCGTCCAGCCGCTCGGACTGGTGGCCGCGACGGTCGGAGCGCTCGGTGCATCGTTCGCGCAGCTTGTACACCTGTTTGCCGGTCAAGCCGCGCAGCGTGACCGGGATGCCGAGACGCGACAGCGTCACCGTTTTCTCCGGGAGCTTGTCGGCTTCGAGCAGTTTTTGCAAAATATCATCGTCCATCATCGTCGGTTACCTCCTGAAATTTTGAGTTTGGGCCGTGCGGGCTGACCGCCCTTACACCGCCGTAACTTTGTCGTTCAACACGTACCCTTCGAACGTAAAGGACACTTCTTCCTTCACTTCTTCGCCGGCCGTCCAGTTCGCGAGCTGCAGCTTGTCGAGCATGACGTTCTGGAGCGTAATCGTCTCGTACCCGTACGCCTCGGGATCCTCCAGCTTGCTGACCAGCTCGAACTTGTCGAAACCGCGGGCGATCATGTCGCTCGTTACCTTGAAGCCGCTGACCGTCCCGGTTCCCTTCATCGGGCCTTTCTTGTGACGGACCCACGGGTCCCCGGCGAGGTTCAGCTCCCGCTTCTGGATTTCCACGTTCGCCTCGAGGTGGTTGAAATTGCTCTGCCAGACGCCGCCGATGAAGATTTTCCCATACGTACCCAAAAATACGCGGTTTGCATCCATTGTCTATAAGTCCCCCTTACAGCACGATGAACGTGCCGAAAATTTGTTCCATCGCGTCGGTCAGACGGGCTTCCCAGTTCAAGTACACTTGATCCGGTTCCGGCGTGAATACGGCGGTCGGGCCGTAGTACTGCGGATTCAGGTAAACGTCCCAGCCCTCCGCCTCGATGACCCCGGATTGCGCGAGCGACTGCATGTACTGCTTCGCCGCGCCGATCAAGGCGAGACGGCCTTCGGCGGTGTTGTTGACCTTGCCGATGTACCCGGCTTCGGCCGAGCCGGCCAGGTCGCTTTGGATCGCATCCATGACGCGGATCGTGCGGATTTTTTTCCAAGCGTTGCTTTGGCCTTGGCGCAAGCTTGTGAGCGAGTTGACCCCGCGAAGCGCCTTGACCCGCTTGCCGTCATGAACGAACAGGAATACGCCGCTCGCGGCCGCCTGCTCCTGCTCGCTTCGCGTCCAGCGGCGCGTGACGTCCTGGAACGGAGCCGGCGCGTACGTGGTCGATTCGCTCAGCTTCTGCCCGGCGATCAAGCCCGCGACGTAAGCGGAAAGCTGCGCGGAGCTGTACGAAACGCCGTCGAGAACGGCACCCGTCCCGACATTGACGACGGCCTCGTGGTTATAGACCGCGCTGCGCGACGTTGCGGCACTGACGGCGGTCGCCCCGGTGTCGTCGGCCGCCGAGCCGCCGAGCACGGCGATGACCGGCTTGCCTTCGGAACGGACGCGGTTCACCCACGACACGACGCTCGCCTGGATGCCGGAATCCGACACGCCGTCCAGCGCGAACAGGTTGAACTCCTGCGTCTCGCATGCGGAGAGCGCATTCGTGTAGTCGCCGGCCGCGACGCCGTCGATGCCGGAATCGCCGCCGCCGAACGGGAAGCTGCTGCCGTCCTTCAATTGGCCGTTGCCGTCGGCAAGATTCGTCGCGACGATCCATTTGTTCGCCGGGTCTTGGTTCACGGTGTCGACGGCGGCTTGAGCCGTACCGGCGGCGAAGGTGAACGTCTTGAGCAGCGTCGTGCCTTCGAAGAGGCGAATGTCTTTCTTCGACGCGTCGACCGGGTTCGTCTGCACCGTCACCTTAAACCGGTTGCCCCGCTCGCCCGGGTATTTTGCCTCCAGCTTGACGACGTTCTCGGGTGTTCCCGCCGTGTCCTGCAGCGTGCAGGACGCTTTGGCCGCGTCCGCATCGGCGATCCGGTAGGCGAGCACGGTTCTGGCGCCGCCCAGCAGAGCGAGCTTCAACGCGGAGTATGCCGTCGCGCCTCCCGTCTCGTCGCTCGTGAACATGTCGTCGGCGCCGGTCAGGCTCGTGATCTCGACGAACTGCTTTACCGGTCCCCAGTGGGCTTTGACCGGGAGGGCGACTACGCCGCGCGCACCCGGCTGGACGGCCGCGATCGCCGCCGCCTGAAAGTTCATGTACATGCCCGGCAATACGGGCCGATCGGTCGTGCTCCAAGTTCCTCCAGCCATTACAGTTGCACCTTCCTTTGTTGGAATTGGCGGATCATCCGCTCCGTTTGTTGAATCGTGAGGGGCTGCTCTTCGCAGCCGTACAGCGCGCCCGTCAATACTTCGGGCTTCACGCCGAACAATGCTTCCGCGTTGGCCAGCAGCTCCTCCCGGGTATAAGCCGGGGAATCGGCCGGCTCGGCGGCCGGTTGCGGCACTCCTTTTTTGGTAGCCATGTCGGGGGTTCCTCCTTCTGTTTGTTAATGAGCGGCCGGTGGGGGCGTTCGCCCGTTCGGCCGTTAGTTCAACCCGCCGCCGTAATGCACGTCCCCGATCAGCGGGGCGTTCGGGGACGATTTCGGTACGATCTGCCGGAACGTGACGGTGATTTGCCCCGCCGTGAGGCCGTCCGGTCGATAGTCGCCCGTCACGAGGCCCGGTTGGACCGCCTGCTTTCCGATCGGATCGATCGACAGCCTCGTCAGACGGCCCAGCTCGGCTGCGAGCGTGCCGACCATCGCGTACCGCTCGGCGTCGGTTCGGCCGACGACGTGACCGACCATCCGTTTGCGCAGCTCTGCCGAGGCGGCGTCGCGATTTTCCGATTCCGCTTGCTCGATCCGCCATAGGACGGCCGGTGCAGCGTAATCTTGCGGCCATTGCTGACGGTAAACGGACCAGTCCGCTCCCGCTGCCGCGGACGTCCAGCCGCATAGCGCCTCCAGCCATTCGTCGGCCGACGAAGCGGATGCCGCGCTATCGCTGCCGGCCGCGACGACCGCGATCCTCAGGATGCGAACCAGCGCTTGGACCGTTTCCTCGATGCGTTCGGAACCGGCGAAACCTTCGAACCGGCACGTAAAACCCGGCTCCGACGGGCCCGCGGACAGCTTTATGCCGTCGAGCGCTTGTTCCGCTTCGGCCACCAAGGCGTCCAAATCGGCGGCCGCGCTTTTGTCCGCGTACAAGGCGATTTCGAATACGGCCTTTGTTCCGCACCATGGAGCGTTTTCGACCTCTGCGGCGTACTCGGCGGGCTTGACGGTCGCGAACGGTTTGACGGTCGTCCCCGTCGGCTCATGCCAGTCGTAGCATCTTCCGCCAAGGGCGGGCAGCTCTGCCGCCAGCCTCGCTTTTATAGCGGTGCGCATGTTCGTGCTCAACTTCGGTGTTCACCCCCTTTCGCGCCCGGGTCGGGTTGCAGGGCAACAAAAAGACCGCCCCTTTAAGGGCGGCCTCGGCCGGGAGTTGTTTGGTTTGTGTTCCTGTTTTGATTATATTATGGGAACATGTGTTCGATCAATTATCGTCAAAGTTGTACATGGTGTCTGGAATGTCTATCAAGTACTCACGCTTTTCCGGCGGCGTCCAATAAAACCTCAACCTCTTTCAGCAGGTTAGCGGTACGTCCTCGATCGTCTTTACGCCTCTTCGAATTAATGTTGCGTAGATTTGTGCCATTGGACTATCACCTCCGTTCCAGTCGGGCTGGGACAGCAATAAATCGCCACGCCCCCAACTCCTCCCCCACATCCCCCAACCATCGGCCCCGCCCGGGGCCATGGGCCGTTCGTCTCGTGGCGCAACTTCGCCGTTCACCCCCTCTCGCGCTCGTCCTCATACGGGACGGCTTCCTTGACGCACAACGGCATCATGCAAAACTGCCGGCTCGCTTCCCAGCGACCCCAGACGCAGGCGACGCATTTGTCCGGCTGGCGGTACAAGATCTCGTCGGACTTGCTCGGCGGCACCGCAACGGTGATCATGATCGATTCCTCCTTTCCCGGTTCCGAATTGTTGTGGAGAAACGAAAAGCCGCCTCTAGGGCGGCCGTTGTACCGGTTCAATCCGGCTGGCAATTTGTATGTCGGTCAACCAAATTCGGGCTTGTCCGCTCCGAAATTCGGCGGCTCTGCTTCATTTCGTGTTCCTGTCTTGATTATAAAACGGGAACATATGTTCGCACAATTTTCGTCTTACCCGTCCGGTTTGTCGAAAATGTAAACCAGAACGCTCATCTTCAGGAGATCCCCTTCCGATCGTCTCCGAATATTTCGTCGGCGAGAAACCGGACCAGCTCGTGCTTCAGCTCGTACAACCGCTGCCGGGATACCCCGATGTGACGGGCGATCGCATTCATCCGCTGTCCCTCCATGATGCATTCCAGCACCGTGCGCTGCCGATCGTCCCTGACCCGCTCGGCCGCGTTCTCGATACGGGTCACCTTCGCCTCCAGCTCCTTCAGCCGGTCCCGGTGCTTTTCCCGCTTCTGCGCTTCGCGGTTGACGTGGTCCGCATGCCGTCCCTTTCCCTTCGGCATCGCCCCGTCCAGCCCGTATACGCCGGTCAACCCGGCACCCACATGATCGAGCAGGCCTCGCAGCCGTTCGATTTCCCGCTGCATCCACGGAAAGTCCTTCAAGTCCTCTTCGACCAGCTCCATATGCTCCGTCTTGTTCGAAGACCGCTCCGAACCGCGGCGGTACGAGGCCGGCGACTGCGGGGCGGCTTGGGAAACCTCCCATTGTTGGCAAAACTCGATTTGGCCGATCGAAAGCTGGTGGATGCGGCAAATGCTCTTCGCCCCCCACAAGCTTCCCGGACAACGGCCGCACACCTCGTCCCTATACAAATCGATATCCTCCGCCGTCAGCTTGTTCATCACGATCCGCTCCTTTCCCCTATTCGCTATTGCCGTAAGCGTGGCTCCTCCAAAAAATACGCATATCGCGTCCGACTACTTCATTTGACAAACCAAACATATGTTCGTGTCTTTTATTATGTACGCGAAACGCGTACTTTTCAACCATTTTTTTGGATAATCATCCTAATATCTTGAAAAAAAGTTCGCGGTATGCGAATATATTAGCATCAAGGAGTAGCGAACCTAGCGAATCGATGGAGAGAGAACGGAGCGTGGCCCTTTTGATCGGCGATACGATTACGCGCCTGCGCAAGCAACGACGCTGGTCCCAGCAAGTGGTGGCGGACCGGCTGAAAATCGCAAAGAGCACCTACGCCGGCTACGAATCGGGCTACCGCGAGCCTTCTCTGGACACGATGCGCCTCCTGGCGGAGCTGTTCGAGGTCAGCTTGGACGAGCTCGTCGGCCAGCAGCCGGAGCCGGAGTCGGCTTCTCCCGACCTTCCGCCTCCCGCTCCCGAATTGGACGACCCGGAGCTGGGGCTCTGGTTCAAGGAACTGCTGGAAGCGCCGGAGGAACGACGCGACGAGCTTCGCAAAATTTGGGAAATTATTAAGACGAGGGAAGCCGACCGAACGCCCGGGGCCAAGCAAGGCGAAGAATGA